GCCAGGGCAACAGGATCTGTAATATCCGCTTTAACTTGCAGTTGTTCTAGAACGTATTGTTGCGCTGGGGTACAGGTGGGACATTCAATCATAATAATCAGAACTTATATTTCACACCAACTTTGGTGCCGTAGGAGTTAACAGTGTCAGCAGCGAAACTGATTTCACCGTACACATCAAGCTTTTCACTTGCAGCAACCGAGCCGCCAGTCTTACCAGTGAACTTGGTTTCTGCTTCACCGCCATCAGGCGAGATCACAGAAGGACCAGCTTGGATGTAATAGCCAAGCACACCAGAGGAACCTTCGTAACCGACATGGAAGTCAGTCGTAGTACCACTGTAGTCAGAACCGGTAAAACCAGAGTTAGCTTCCACATTAGCATAAGGACCAGCGAATGCGGGAGCAGCAGCAATCAGGGTTGCGGGGAGGATAGCAAGGAATTTCATTTGATTTTGAGTTTGTTTTTCTTAGAGTTAGGGAAGCCAGCCTTCATATTGGCGTATGCCTTTGGGCTGACAGTTGACTTAGATTTAGGGCGGGAGGTACCAGCCCTCTTACGCTTGTTGATGTTTTCGTAAAGACTCATGTTAGCATTTCCATTTGCGGAGGGCAAGGGCTTTACGGGTGGGACGACCCTTTTCATCTTTCATTGGTCCAGGGTTGCCAGACATTCTGGCACAGAAGGACCGCTTACGTGGACCGCCTTCAGGCTGTGGAGCCTTGAGATTTGATCCTGTCTCTCGATTGTACTTCTTTCGACCAGCAGCAGTCAAGCCTCCAGTCCGGGACTTATGCTTACCGATCTTGAGGCTGACTGACTTAGCCATTACTTTTTAGGTTTTTTGTTTTGGACTTTCTTACCAGTTTTAGCAGCTTCTTTTTTAGCAGCTGCCATACCAGCAGGGGTGTAAGAGTAATGTTTCTTACCGACTTTAGGCATTACCAAATACCAGGAATAATTTGTCCAGTGAAAGCATAAGCACCGAACGCTGCCATGATACCCATCATAGCCAGGCGGCCATTGAGTTTCTCTGCACGTTCGTTGTGGGGAACACCGTAGGGATGATCAGTCATAATGAGGGGTGGCTCTTTAGCCCAGATGTTTGTGTCGTTCATTAGAATTTAATATCGGATCGAGCAAGTTTTTGCATGATCTCATCACGATACGCAGGATCACGATCGTAGCGAGAGTCAGACATTGCCCGTACAACCTCTGCTTGACTTTTAAATACGTCAGCAGGGGCTGCAGCTTTACCTTGAATCATGTTTCCTTCGTAACCATTTGCGTCAGTGTAACGTGCTTGAAGACCAGCAAGGGCAAGACGAATAGCGTCAATGTTACCAGAGTCTACCACGTTATCAAAAGCTTGGATCTCAGCTTGTGAAAAGTTTTCAGCAGCCCAACCAACTAGCTGTTGGTAAGCTGCCTCTCCACCTACAGAGTTCTGAATGGCATTGATGTCAGCTTGAGTAAGGTCAGCTCCTTGTTGTTGTCCCCCGCTAGGGAGACCTTGTTCATATTCAAAGTAGGCTTGGATAAGTTCTTTTGAAGACATCTTCTCAAACTCAGCCAGCGTCTCTGCGCTTAGCTCGCCTTTAGCCTCAAACTCTTCTGCCGCTCTACCGATTGCTTCAATCTGTGTAGCGTATTGAGTAGGCTCTTTCTGAGCTTCAGGTTCTTCAGTTTGTTCCTGAGAACCCAGTTTCTTTTCAAGCTCGATGTATGCTTTTTCAAGCTCTTGTGCATTTCTATATTTCCCAGCAAGGCGTTCTTCGGCTTGCTTAATCATTTCCTCGCCAATGGCAAGGGATTCAGCTTGGTCCGATTCTACTGCCCCGATAATCTCAGGGTCATTGCTGGGATCATAAGTAAGGATTTCTGCCATAGTTATTGCATTGGTGGAACGACATCCTCACCCATTACCGCATTGACAGTCTGAGCTGCCATTGGGTTTTTGGATGGATCTGCCAGTGGAGCTTTGAGGAGTTGACCGGCTTGTTGAGCCATCAT